ACAGCCTTCGAATTGATAGGACTTGCCATTTTCTGGAGTTTCTTCTATTTTTTTCTTAGTCATTACATTGCAGGATTATCCAGGGATGCTTGGGTTGAATATATCCGTTCTGAAGAATCCGACGAAATGTTACTCGAGGCTTTAGATCCGATTGTAAACGAAATAGACGAAAGGATGCACGAAAAACTGGAAGCGTTCCAATCTTCTTTTTTTGGTTCTCTGGGAGCTGCCAGTAAAAAATTAGACCAGGCAACAGGCCAAGCTACAATCAAGGCAGTGACAAAGGATAACCCAATCCTTGGGTTCGTGGCTGAATACCTTATGAAAAGGGGCGGATTAGGGGATTTAATGGGCCCACAGAGCCAAAACACCCCCAGTAATGAGCCCAAAATAAGTGATAAGCTAGGGTTAAAGTAGTATAATATAACAATACTACTATTAATGAAAGTTATCTAGGAGTTATTTTTATTTATTTTAGTTTATACTTTTATTTTATTAATAGAATAGTAGTACGATTGTATTAAGTAGGGTATTCTTACTGTAGATATGGTGAGACAATGAGTATACATGACAGAACACAAAGTATATGGGAAGAGTTAGTTCGTATAAGAGAGACAATGGCTTTAGACTCTTATGCTAGGCAGTTAAGAGAAACTGAAAAATCAATGGGATCCTTAGATGATGTACCCACAGATGGAATAAAAAAATACGCTGAGAGGGTATTTTTATTAGCTAAGGAAATTGATAAAGTTCGCACAGACATGAGAAAGCGAGCTTATCCAATGGACCATTTATAATGGGACGTAAGAAAGAATTTGTAGCAAGCAAGTCATTCACGTTGGGACTCCAGGAGTTATTGTATATGGAGAAAAAATGCAATGAACAAAAGATTAAAGCATCCAAGTTTATCAATCGTTTATTGCGAAAGGCGATGATTGCGGACCAGAAGAAAGAAGAACAGCAGCACGGTCCGATCACTTACTGCACAGGATGTAACGAATATAAGGAATTTGAACAAAAAGAAGGTAAAGAATGGACATGTATCCTCTGTGGTGATGATAAGACCCAAGTTATAGAGTATATGCTCGAGAAGTAAGCAGATTTAAGTAGCAACCCATATGTGAGTAGGTCGGGAGACTCGAAGGCCTCCCCACTCAACCAGGAGTTACACCAATGGCAGTAAGACGTAAAGTTAGAAGGGCTCGCAGAAAGCGATCCTTTAGCATAAATTTGTTGGAGACAGGCGCGGGACTCGCTTTTTTACAAGCGGCTGATGCAGGTACTGCAGCGAATCAAATGATAGAGGGAAATATTAAAGGCGGACTTGATACATTATCAAAAGCCTTTAAAACAAATAAAAATGACTTCATTAAAATTGGAGTCGGTACACTTGCTGCCAAACTGGTTCTTTCCAGTATGGGCGGATCTAAGGTGTTGGGAAGCGTGGGGCCCCTTAAACTCCGTGCATAGAGGAAAATATGGCAATATTAGTAACAAGATCGGAAAGTCAGCTAGGCCTTACAACTTCGTTCCAGGCAATGGATAATTTGGGAGGAGCTTCAGTAAGTTCATCCTTTACAGTGCCCACGAATGTAAGCGCAATCAAACAAGTATCTATCGCAATGACTGCGGATGGATCCGAAGAAACAGTTCCTTTGGTGAAAATCTCAGGTTCGGCGATGCGAGACGGTGACGCAGTTATGACAGGTGCTGCCTTGGTAATATCTACCACGGCAACAGGTACTGCAAGCAACTTCGCATCATACGATACGGATTTGAATGTGCAACCAGGCAATTCATGCGAGATCGCAATAGCTGGCACAGATGCAGCTACAGTCAGTGCAGCAGTAACGCTAACGTTCGCTTAGGAGTCTAATGGCTCTGATAGCGGGAGCGGGAAACCCAACAGGGGGAAGCAATCCGTCAGGTACTGGCGGAGGTATCAATTATATTGGAGAACACGCCTATGGAATGTCTGGAGAATTTGACTTCACCAATGATACAGCTTACGGATTAGCATTTAATACAAGTAATGAATATGTTGTGGCAAATGTGACTTTTGGATGCAGTGTTGCGAGTGCGCTTAACGTTATGTTTGAAATTAAAATAAATGATGAGGTAATCTATAGACAGATAGCAGATGAAGGCCAACAATCTGGCGGGCCTGCTGGATTAAATGAGATACAGATCTTATTTCCCTCTTTTTCTAAAATACAATTAGGAATAGCTAATGCTACCAGTACAGCTACAGAACAAGGATCAATAGTAATGGTAGGAAGGGTATATGCCTAAGAAGAAACTAACTAAACGCCAGGTAACTCGTAAGATGAAAACCTGTCTTAATGCAATGTATGATATGCTTCTGGATAAAATGGGACATGCAAACAGCGATGTACCCTTTTCAATGCCTAAGTTAATGGAATTCCATAAAGCTATGTTTGCGGCTACAAAACGGATGAAAAATTGAATGGTGGAACAACCAGGGCCGATGGGCGGCAAAAACATTATCATCAATGCAAACGAAACAGTTCAGGACATGTCTGGAAAGTCGTTGGAACAGTGGCTACTTCGAGTATGTGTCATGTATCTCTTATTCGGCGAGAAAGCAATAGGGATGATTTGAATGGCCTATGCGTTGATTCCTGATGGTTACAGCCTTAAGAAGGTAACAAAGCTCCAGGCACAGGCAGTAAACTCCAAACGACGACATGATGATATTGTGGCACTGTTGAATAATGAAAACACGCCTTTGGTTCTTGGTGGTTTAGTTGGCGCATTTTTTGGGGCTCGATTAGCAGGCAATATAATTTCAGATTTGGAGGATAAAGTAGGAGCTGTTAGCCAGGACATTAAAGACGGCATAACCGACACAGTAGCCAAGGCCGAAAAAGAGATCATCACGGACCCGCAAAACTGGGTAGCTACACAATTGACAGGATTACTTGCCCTAGGTGCTAAAATTGAATTTCCCAAGGTGATTATATGAATCTCGGCGCTGTAATTGTATTGTTAAAACTTTTCGAGGATAGCGGTATTGTCTCACCTAAACGTACCGTTACTCCTCCTACTTCGGAAGCAGGAGTGCGTCCGAGTTGTGGACTTGGAGAGAAAGCCGTATTTTTTCAAAATCCAGATCGTTGGGTCTGTGTACCGGAATTTAAGTAAACATGGAAATTACAGCCTTCGAATTGATAGGACTTGCCATTTTCTGGAGTTTCTTCTATTTTTTTCTTAGTCATTACATTGCAGGATTATCCAGGGATGCTTGGGTTGAATATATCCGTTCTGAAGAATCCGACGAAATGTTACTCGAGGCTTTA